AAATGACGCAGGCGTTTATCAGAGGGGATAGCTTAGAGAAACTGGCAGATAAAATCGCCGAGAAAATGAAAGTGTCAAAAGACAATGCGTCAAGACTTGTATATACTGAGAGTGCCGCATATTCAAGCAGGGCAAGGCTCAAGAGTTATCAAGATTTGGGTGTAGAAAAATACGAAATAGTGGCCACACTGGATAACAGAACATCTGACATATGCCAGGAAATGGACGGCAAAATATTCGACTTAAAGGATTATGAAGTCGGAGTCACTGCGAATCCGTTTCATGTCAGATGTCGTACTACTACAGCTCCTTACTTTGACGATGCGGAAGGCGAAAGAGCCGCAAGGAATGAGAAAACAGGAGAAACGGAGTATGTTCCAGCGGACATCACGTATAAGGACTGGAAGGAAAAATATGTGAGTAATACCCCTGTTGCAAAAACTGAAAAAAGTGATATAATAAGATTACCAAAGACTTTACAGGAACATAAAAAACATACTGAAGACTGGTATGCAGATAATTTGAAAGGTCTTATATCAAAAGAGGATGAAATAACTGCCACCAATAAGTTGCAGAATATCATAGATAATTCTGAATTTTCAATGAGATTCAATAGTAATAATATTGACAGTTTGCTTGATTCAAATAGATTTATGAATCAGTTTGAAACAGGGACAAGTGGAGGGACAATTTCTGATAAATTCAGAAAAGAAGCTACTAGAAACCTTTTCGGTGTAAAAATTAAACTAAAGCCGGAAGACTATGAGAAATATGGATATTTGGCGAGTAACGATTTTCTGAAAGATTCAACTAATAATTGGACATTGGATATGTATGGAGACACAATCATCAGATTCAATAAAGATAAGTTAAAGGGAAAGGTAACATTCACGGTAGATGACAGTTTAGGAAATGCAGTTTTAAAAAAAGTTATTGCAACCAGCACAGAAAAAGCGGAAATATCCGCTATGGATGTAGGAAAAATAAGAAAATATACAGATATTTTGATAAATACGAAAGCTTCTGATGTGATAGAATTGACATCTGATTTAAGTGTAAGGTATGTAGAACTACAATATCATGGGGAATTAAAACTTGATGAAGTCGAAAGTATTTGTTTTACTGATAAACTTCCAAGTATCCACAGATTAGAGAGCTTAAAAAATAAAGGGATAAAACTGTATAAGATTGAAGGTGATAAAATTGTTGAGATTTAAAGATGTTTTATATACGAACGGGACAACGGGATTTATAGTTTCATTGGAAGATGGTTGTTTTGCTCTGATTAATACAGAAAACGGGCATGTAGATGTCGATGTATTTTTAGAAACTTATCTGAAATGGGGTGGGTTTGATAAGGTGGATGCATCTGATAAAATCGAATTAATAAAAAAGGTTTTAGAACAGCCTAAAAAAATTTACATCAGTTCATTGGCAACGGGCTATTTGGAGAGTGCTGAAACTAAGAATGAAATTGATACATTAAAAAAGAACATAGGTTATAATTTTTAATAAATTCAAGAGTGGTTTAACGACTGCTCTTTTTTTTATTTCGCCTTTTTTGGATTTGAAGGCGTAAAAGAACAAATCAAAAATAATTCGTCGACAGACGTAAAAATGGAGGGTAGCATGAAAAAGGAAGATTTGATTGCAATAGGACTGACTGAGGAACAAATAGAAAAAGTACTGAATGCAAATTCAGAACAGTTGAAAGAATTTGTACCTTACGCAAGATTTAAAGAGCTTATTGATGACAAGAATGAACTGAAAAAGCAGATATCTGAAAGAGATAAACAGCTTGAAACACTTAAGAACAGTACAGGAGATGTTGAGGCTCTTAAAAATACTATTAAACAGCTTCAGAATGAAAACAAGGCAACAAAGGAGCAGTATGAGGCAAACATATCTAAAATAAAATTAGACAATGCCATTGATAATGCACTCGGAAATGCTAAGGCTAAAAATTCAAGGGCTGTAAGGGCTTTACTGGACATGGAAAAGATAAAGTTTGAAAATGAGACTTTATCCGGACTGGATGAACAGTTAAAAGCACTGAAAGAGGCTGAGGATTCAAAGTTTTTATTTGAAGAGATTAAGGAACCTGCCAAACCAAGTTTCAGTGGTGTAGAACCAGGGGCATCAACAGGAGAAACAAATCCTGGCTCAGGTACACCTGAAACATATTCCCAGATGATGGCAAGATTGGGATAACAATAAAAAAATTAAAGGAGGAATAATTTATGCCAGCAGCAATTTTTGATTCAAAACAGTTTAATCCTGAATTATTCGGGAAGTATTATGAGACAATTCCAAAACTTAAAAGGAATGAACTACTGAAATCGGGAGCTATTAATAATGCCCCTCAGTATAAAGCGATGATGGAAGAACAGACAGGAGGAAATTACATAACAGTACCTCTGTTCGGAAGAATAGGCGGAACGGCCGTAAACTATGACGGAAAGACGGATATAAATGCAACAGCAATGGACACATTCTCACATTCAAGAGTAGTAGTAGGAAGAGCCAACGGATGGATAGAGAGGGATTTCTCGCATGACATCACAGGCGGAGTAAATTTCATGGATCAGGTAGGTAAACAGGTATCGGACTACTGGGACGACCTGAACCAGGGGATATTATTATCTATACTTAAAGGGGTATTCTCAATGACAGGTACAGATAATGAAAAGTTTGTAAACGAACACACTTATGACGTTTCAAAAGAAACAGATGCGACTAAGCAGGTGTTCAGTCCTACAACTTTAAATAATGCATTACAGAAGGCTGTAGGTCAGAATAAGGCAAAATTTTCAATTGCAATAATGCATTCGCAGGTTGCAACAAATCTCGAAAACCTTCAGCTGCTTGAATACCTGAAATATACCGACGCAAACGGAATACAGAGAGACCTGACACTTGCAACATTAAATGGAAGAACTGTATTGATTGATGACTCAATGCCAACTGAAGAAGTTGCTAAATCGGGAACCAATCCATCGTACACTAAATATACCACATATGTGCTAGGAGCAGGAGCATTCGAATTTACTGATGCAGGAGCAAAAGTACCTCATGAAATGCACAGAGACCCGAAAGTCAATGGCGGACAGGACACGTTGTATTCGAGAGAAAGAGTGTGTTATGCGCCTTACGGAATCTCATTCACTAAATCAAGTATGGCGACATTATCCCCAACTGATGCTGAACTTGAGATGGGAGCAAACTGGGAGCTGGTAAATGACAATGCAACAGGTACAAAAAAATACATTGACCATAAGGCGATCCCTATCGCAAGAATAATTTCAAGAGGATAGTTTCAGGGAGGAAAATCTTATGGAGTACATAGAAAATATCAGGGAAGAAGTAATAAAAACATTAAAGTCGGTAGGCTATGAAGTCATAGATGCCGACTTATTTTTGTTGGAACAGAGTATTGAGAAAGTTAAATCTTATATTAAAAACAAGACTAATCAGAACAAGGTTCCTGAGGGCTTAAAGCATATTTGGATTGACAGAAGTATGGGTGAGTTTTTAAATTTTAAGAAAACGCTTAACCAGCTTGAGCTGAAAGGCTTAGATTTTGACCGTGTAGCAAAAGAAATAAGCGAAGGCGATACTAAGGTAGTCTATGAGGACACAAAGAGCACGGGAGACAAATTTGAAGTTTATATGACATATCTGATGACAAGAGGAGAGGATGAACTCTTGAGATACAGGAGGATAGTATGGTAAAGGAACTAGAAAAGGCAAAAAAAGCTATACAGTCACTATGGACTGGAGTTTGCAATATATTTGGTTTTAAAGATACTGAAGACAAATATGGAGTGACAAATCTTACAGAAGTGAAATTATTTGAAAATTTACCGTGTAGATTAAGTTTCAAGAATATAAGTCAGACCAGCCAGACGGAGTCCTTTGCTGTAAGTTCGCAGGTTGTAAAACTGTTTATCGCTCCCGAAGTTTATGTTCCCCCAGGCAGTGTTATTGAAGTCACTCAGAACGGAGTTACAAGGAAATACAAACATTCTGGAATATCGGCCGTTTACACGAATCACCAGGAAATAGTGCTTGAAGCATATAAAGGAAGTGCTTAAATGGGAACAAGTAAAGTTAAAGTAGATTTTTCGGAAATAAGAAAAGCCGCTGAAACATTAAGTCAGGCAAATACGGCACT